TCTACAATCTGGAAATCATTCATACGAAACATTTTTTATCTCTTTCTCTTTCAACTCATCTTACTTATAGATAATACCTGTTTTTAGAACAAATGTCAAGCAAAAAAGACAAAAAAAGACCCTGTAAAAACAGGGCCTTAGAAAGTTTTTTTATTGTTTTTATCGCTTCTTCTTCTTCAACTCTTGATTTATCCACTTTTTAGCAAGGTGATTCGTTACTTTCTTCTTTACTAGTAACATACATCGTTTCCACACTTTCGCAAACACATCCTCACCAGCATCGTTATTGTCTACAATAATCATATTAGAACCACCAAATAACCTTTGGAACTTACCTATATTTGATTGCACTTCATTCCACATCTGAGTTACTTGGTCTTCAGGCAGTGTACGTTTTCTTTTCTTATTACGTTCCTGTGCAGTATCCAGTGAGGTGTTGACAAAAATCATAGAACATTCATATCCAATGTTTTTCAATCCCTGTACCTGTTTTGCAATCTTGTCGTAGTCTTTACCAGTACCATCAATGATAAGTCCTAGTCTACCACTCAAGAAGTTAGTCTGCATACGTTTGGTGACAGCTTTTGCCTTTACACGAATTTCCTGTCCTTTGTCTGAAAAGATGTCTTCTGGTGTAGTCTCTAGTCCAGCATCATTCAACATCTTTTCATAGATATCATCACTGTTTACAATTTTCATACCAAGTCCACCAGTAGTTCTTCTAACTACATAAGACTTGCCACTGCCAGGCCCTCCTGCTAAGAAGATTGCCTTGAATATATTGGGATCATAGACTCCCTCTTGTAGTTCCGTAAAGTTCTTCATGTTTTATTCCTAACAACTCCATAGTTCGCTGTTTGTACATTTCCTCATAGTATTTAGTTTCCTTGGTATTCTCAACTTTTATCTCTCTATCTAGTGTCTTCTGAAATGTCATTTTCTTTAGGCGATTTTTGAGTTTGGTTGTCATTTGTTACCTCTATGTTTGGTTAATGGTTATCATAACAAACTAGTGTTGTCAGTTGTCTCCTTAGAATGATTGTGGGGATGAATCTTCATCGCCCTTTGGTAATATTTTATCTATCTTCTTTCCACCATCTGTTGCTGTCACACCTGATGATGGATATGCACTCTGTACGGCATCACGAACACAATCTATATGTAAGTCATGCATCATCTTGCCTGGGCCATTCTTAAACTCGTGTCTCAGGTTTTTGATAAGGTATTTACCAGAGAGATATGGGTCTAACTCATCATCTCCAGTTGATTGATTCTTTAACTGTACTCCAATCAAGTCTCCAGCATGAACTGCTGTGTTTCCTGCTACAGCAATTCTGAGGGTGATTGCAGTGTCCATAGAAACATTTCTAGACATTCTTTTCTGTAACCAGATATCATGTCCGTTATAATCCACATCAATATCATATGCTGGGTTTAACTGTCCACCATCGTCTGCCGGTTTGTTTCTCTGCGTGTACTGAAGATACTGCGTTGTCTCTGGATATTCTGTTATCTTATTGCCATAGTCATCTTTAGCCATGGATAGAGGGATAGACTTCTCAGAACCGTATCCATTGTATTCATCTACGTTGACCTGTTTTTCATAATCCTTTGAATAGTCGTATGCAAACTTAGTAAAGGTTTTGTTGAACGTATCGACTTCCAGATAGTTTGATGAGAGCATCCCTGCTCGTGCCTGTAACACGGTATCCCTAGAACTCACAACATCATAACTAAGGATATTGCTAAGATTAAGTACAACTTTAGATTGGTCTTCTGATGGTGTGAGTTCTCTATATACCATCTTAGGATTCTTTCTATCCATCATACTGTCAATGGTTCTATAGAAATATCCCTCGCAAGTCTCAAAGAATAGAAAACTTGGTGAGAAATTGTAGTCTTTTGATAGACACCGTTTAGATAAATCGTTAATGAAATCGAATGGACGTTTGTTGGGAGCAATCATCTTGAACAGGTTAGTGGACTCTTCGTAGTAGAACTCCTTTTTGGAATTCAAGTACTCTTCTCCTCTGACAATAGTTTTGATGATATCAGATGGCTCTCCAGAGAAGGACTGCTTAACTCTAATTCTTTGGTTTCTTACAAACTCAGCAGTTGTAAATCTAAGAGTGAATACCTTTGTTCTGTCGTTGATATTGACGTTGTTTGCAACCTGATAAACGTGTAATGGACTATCTGTAAAATTAATACAAATTGAACGGTCAGTATCATCATCTGCATTTGGAGTCATAATGACAAGACGCAACTTCTCTTGTCCTACAATAGAAGCATTAGCAGTCAAGTTGTTTGTGTCAATAAATGATATATTACCAGTGATTGAATTTGAGTAGATATCCTCAAAAATACTTATATTACTGAATTGTTCTTTTAGGTCTAGTTCTAGTCCACCTACCGTACAGAGAGTACATTCTTCAATAATAAATTCACCAGCGTATTTGAAATCCGCCATCTTTTATCCGTTCATCCTATTTTTGAATTCTTTTTTTATTTGAGATATAAACTCTGGTGATACTAGTCTTATTCTTCTTCTTGTATCCTGTAACCTGTCTTCAAACTCATAGTTAGTTATTGGTGTAGACCCTGCTGGGATACTATTTGCATCATCAACAGGTTGTTCAATTAGAATGGTTGTATCTCCAGAGGTTTGTGGATACTCGTAGTGGTGAATACCGTTTACATCATCGTACTTACTTTCTACAAACTTCTCAAATGAATGTTGTGTCATAGGCCATTCATTATAGTAGTCTACAATGTCATTCGCCATCAGCACAACCCAATGAAGTTCTGAATCACCATAGAACTCGTGTGCAATATATTCTGGCGTTTCACCCGCCTTCACATCATAGAAATCAAATGCAACTTGGTTATTCTTTACAAAATCTCTGAACCTAACCCTTCTGGTTAGATTTGTCATTAGAACAAACTGTCCAGAAGTTTGGACATCATAAACAATTTTAGGGAACTTTTTAAAATAAGACATGATTAAAATCCATCCATTATACGTTTCTTTGTAATGATTTCTAGTTCTTTAAAGTTCAGTGTAAGCTGTGTTTCTACTGGTTGGTCATCTGTAAAGAATTGTACTCGTTCTCCACCATATTGAATATCAACTGATTCTAGAACTGATGTAGATATTTTATGTAGGTGAGTATTGGGATGATATTCAATATCAAACGTAGAAGGTATAGTCATTGTCCGTCCAGTAGGGTCAGAACCATCAATCTCTGGCATTGCGTGATATCTAAATGCTGTGACAATATCTTCGATAGCTTGTGCTTCTTCAGCAGAGGTAGGTAACATCTTAAATGTAAATGCAAAAGACCTTCTATCAATACCCTCAAATACCATCTCTGACCTGTTGTTACGAACCCTGCCCTGACTGATATCTCTTGCTGCTTTTGCTCCAGTAGCAACTGCATCTAAAGCGCCAGTAGCCATATCTTTTACTATATTTTCGCCCTGACCTATAAACCTTTTTGCCAGTTCGTTAAATGATGCGTCTGATTGAACTGCATCATAACCAGCCATAACATTCGCAACAGCAACACCAATTTCTGCTTCACCATATCCTGCCTTTTGACTCATGTTAAGTTGTGCGGGCATATACAATGCAATTGCTTGAGATAGTCTTTTTGTTGGAGCTCTTTTCTGAGTAACAGTAGAACCATCTGTCCTAGTTTTAGATTTTGGTGGACTATAACCAAATCGGTCATCCTGATAAAATGCCGCCATTGCTTTGTCTTCTGCACTTTTCGCTTCAAAGTCAATGGTTGCACTTGTTTGTACATTGATAAAGAACATTACATAATGCTTACTTCTCTCCATAGTACCAAGTTCTTTTGGATAACTTATAAAGTTATACTTAATTCGGTCTGTATTTTTCCGTTTTATGTTTGTTAAAAGCGCCATATAAATAGTCCTACGATAACCTTGTGAAAGTATTTATACGGATTGTAATGGCATATAAACCACATAAGGGAAGATATGTTCCCAATAAACCTCAAAAATATAGAGGCGATTATAACAACATCGTCTATCGTTCTTCATGGGAACGTAGGTTTATGCTATACTGTGATAGAAGTGATGCAATCATCGAATGGGGCTCTGAAGAGATTATCATACCCTATATATCACCCCTTGATGGTAGGATGCATAGGTACTTCCCAGATTTCTACATCAAAGTAAAACAGTCAGACGGTACAATCAAAAAGATGTTGATTGAAGTCAAACCCAAAGCACAATGCGGCCCTCCCCCTATACCCAAACGTAAGACACAACGATTCATCAATGAGGTTCGTACATGGGGTGTCAACAAGGCAAAGTGGGATGCAGCGATTGAATGGTGTAATGACAGAAATATAGAATTTAAGATTCTTACTGAAGACCATGTGGGATAACGTATAAATAGAAGTATGGCAGATATAATTGAAAGCATACTTAAAAAGACTGGCGGTAAAGACCGTAGTGTTCGTTGGTTTCGTGAGAAGGTAAAAGAACTAGGTGAAGTGCCTTCACGAACATTGATTCGTGAGGGTAAGGTGGGTGTACGTCCTCATATTGCTAGAATGAATTTCTTCATGTATAGTCCAAAATATAAAGATGACAAGAACGTACTTCCATACTATGATAAGTTCCCTTTGATTTTACCTATACAGACCACAACACCAATGCGTGAAGGATTTATGGGATTGAACTTCCATTATCTTTCTATACCAATGCGTGTTAGATTGTTGAACATAATGTCTGAATATGCAAGTGATGATAAGTTTGATGAAAATACAAGAATTAGATTGACATGGAATAGGATAAAAAGAAACCAGTTGGTTCGCCCAACAGTGAAAAAATATCTGTATGACCATGTTAAATCACCGTATCGTAGAATTGATGCAGATGAGATGATGGTTGCAGTTTTGTTACCAGTACAAAAGTTTGTACGGGCACAGGAAACGCAAGTGTATGCAGATTCTAGAACGGCAACCCGACAGCCTAGGAGTCCATAATGGCACTACAAGAATTCATCTCCAAGTTTTATGATAAGGGCGGCCCTGCGTTTCTGAATAGGTTTGAGGTTATTATTACATCTCCCACAGAAACAGGAAACAGCGGTTCAGACAATAGACACACATCATTTAAAGTTGTTAGTGCAGTGATGCCAGGTAAAAATCTGAGAACTGTTACCAACGAAAATGTTTATGGCCCAACCTTTGAAATGGCACAGGGAGTTACATATGCAGAAACCATATCTATGAACTTCTATTTGTCTAGTGAACATTTTGAAAGAACATATTTTATGAACTGGATGGATATGATATATAAACCAGAATCATATAACTTAGAATACTACGACAATTATAAAAGAAATATTGAAATCTACCAGTTAAATAAGAATGAACAAAGAACGGCAGGAATAACACTAACAGAATGTTATCCAAAGACAATTGGTGCAATTGAGTATGCACAAAGTAGTGCAGATGTTGGACAGATAAATGTTGAATTTGTTTTTAGAGAGCATCTTCACACTGACAGTTTAGGAAAGGTTATCAATTTAAATTATAAACCTATTCTTGCTACCCAACCATTGGCACAAAGAGGACGTACATTATCTAGTTTCGGAGGACTAGATTTTGATTTTTAATAATGCAATAGGAGAAATATTATGGCATTACCAAAGCTCGCTTCGGCGAAATATGAGTTGACACTCCCAAGTACAGGTGAAAAAATTGAGTTTCGACCCTTTCTTGTAAAGGAAGAAAAGGCACTCATGCTTGCTCAACAATCAGGAAAAGATTCTGATATAATGAGAGCACTAAAAGATGTAATCAATGCTTGTACTTTTCATAAGGTTAAGGCAGAAACACTTCCAACATTCGACTTGGAATATATGTTTATTAATTTGAGAGCAAAGTCTGTTGGAGAAGTTGTAGACTTGAATATTACTTGTCCAGATGATGGTACTACAACAGTTGCTGTAAAAGTAGATTTGATGCAAATACAGTGCGTTAAAGAAATTGGACATGACAATAACATCAAAATAACTGATGATATTGGTATGATTATGGATTACCCAAAGGTAGATTCGATTAAGTCTTTATCTGGAGATGATGAAGTTGAGGCGATGTTTGATGTTGTTAAAGCGTGTATCAGACAGATATATGACAGCGAAAATGTTTATGAGAAAACTGATATGGAGAAGTCTGAATTAGATGAGTTTGTTGAATCTATGTCACACGAACAGTTTGAAAAGGTTCAAGAGTTTTTCAATACTATGCCTAAAGTGAAACATCCGATTAAAGTAAAGAACCCTAATACTGGTGTTGAGAGTGAAGTTGTACTTGAGGGAATGCAAGATTTTTTTTAATATCCCTCTCTCACAATAGTCTAGAAAATTACTACAAGACTAATTTTGGACTAATGCAACACCACAACTATTCTTTAACGGAAATAGAAGAAATGATGCCATGGGAGAGGGAAATATATGTTGCTCTACTCATGCAATATTTGGAAGACGAAAAGTTAAGAGAAAGACAAAGAGCCGCAGAGAATCGGAATAAATAAACATAGGGAGAGAGAACTATGACAGAAGACAGCAAGGCGCATCCGGCAGATACAAATGGTGATGGACAAGTAGATGATGTTGAGCATCAAATGTATCTCGAATTCAAACGCAAAGAATTTGAAGATGTGGACGCAAGAAGAGATGCAATGAGATATATGACATGGTTCGCTTTGATGGGTATATTCAACTATCCAGGCGCAATTTTGATTACAGCAATGTTAGGTTATGATACAGCGGCGAATATTATCGGAGATATTGCTCCGACTTACTTCGTTGCCACTTCAGCAATTGTTGCCGCATACTTTGGCGCAAACGCTTACACAGATAAGAAGAAATAAGTAAATGGCAGATTTCAAATCACTCGTAGAAGAAACTAAACGACAAACCCAACTCTTAAATCAGATTGCTGGAAACCCTGCTACAGCTGTAGCAATGGAAACTGTAGCAAAAGAGATTGCAGAACAGGGTAAGGACGCAAAGCGACAGGCGGCTGGTAGAAAAGCTGCTGAAACTAGAAAAGAAAATGCGGCCAAAAAACAACAAAAAGCTTTAGACGGTAACGCCTCTGCTCAGACTGAGGGTAAGAGAGAACAGAGTCGTCTTTCTAAAGGAATACTGAAAGGTATTAGTGGACTGAAAACAGGTATACTAAGTCTGTCAACAAGTTTTGGTAATTTTGCTAAAGAAAAGGCAAAAGCATTACGAGGCGGATTGATGAGTATGCTTAAAAAAGCAGCATTCGGAGCTGCTGCTGTTGCTATTATTGCGTTTCTGAATAGTAAGTATTGGGTAGATACTAAAAAATATATTATGGAAAATATAGTTCCGGCAATACAAAAGTTTTACGAGGGTACATTAAAACCTTTTGGTGAAGGATTAATGACGTTCTTCAATGATATGACTTTTGAGAATTTTAAGGCGATATTTGATGTTGATAACCCTCTAGGTTTAGTAGCAGGGTTAGCAGGAATAGCAACCTTGTTGGCGCCAGGATTGGTGTTTGGTGCTTTGAAGTTGGGTGTTAAGGCATTTAAGTTAGCAGCAACTCTTGCTGGTCTTGACCTCGGCAAAATGGGTAAAGGTTTGAAGACTTCAGCAGCAAATGCACTGAAAAAATCGGTTACTGGTCTTGGGAAGGGTGCTAAGGTTGCAGGAGGCGCCGTAGCAAAAGGTGCTAAAGTTGCAGGCACCGCCACAGCAAAAGGTGCTATGGCTGTTGGTAGGGGTTTACTTAGAGGTGCAAAGTTCTTACCCATTGTTGGTGTTGGTGTAACCGCTCTTATGGGTGTGTTTGATGGTGTTACTGCCGGATTGGAAGAAGCAAAGAAGGAGAACGCCACAAAGTCAAGTATCCTCAGAGAATCTATAGCAGGCATTGGTTCTGGACTTACATTTGGTCTTGTTTCTCAGGAGACTATATCCAAAGGTATAACCTCAATGTCTACGTCTATAACAGATGGATTTAATAAAACCAAAGAAGTATTTACAGAGGGATTTACAAAGGTATCATCTTTTGTTACTGAAATGGAATTGTTTAAATTTGTAGAGGGTAAAATAGGCGAAATATGGACATCCATTAAATCAATATTTTCTGGTGACTTCAGTTTAGAAAACTTCACAGCTATCTTTGGTAATGTTACAGATATTTTCTTTAAACCTATTGATATGGCAGTCAATGCAATCAAAAATATGTTTGAATTTGGTTCTCCAGATGAAGAATTTAGTCTTAAAACTTTTATTTCAGAAAGTTTAGCAAAAGTTGGTAAGTTCTTCGCTGGACTGTTTGATTTGGATATACGGTCTTTAGCAGAAAGTATCATGCCTGCTGCGGCAGTTAATTTCCTTTTCGGTAAAAAAGTAGATACTCAGTCTGATGAATTCAAGTCAATGGATGCTATCGACCAAGCACAAGAAACAGGACTCTTCAATAAAAATATACTCGGCAAGTCTGTAGTAAATGAAAACCTTATTGGAAACGCAACTAACGAACAGTTACAAGCAATCTTAGATGATGATGATGTTGATAAAAAGACGGAAGAATTACTTAGGGCAGAACTTGTTAAACGTAAGTTGAAAAAACCTGCTATTGCACCAGCAAATGATAATGTAAAAACTGGACAAGCAATAAATGATTCTTCAGCTGAATTGACTACTGCACAAGCACAGAGTAACAATGTAGTTATTATGGGTGGGCCCCCGAATAGAACACCACCGCCATCTGCACCAATAGTACCGTTACCAGTTGCTACAAGAGATGGTTCAAGTTCTGCTGCTAATTCTGCTAGGGTTTATTATTAATAACACACTTGACCGTTATAGTGGGCGAATCCATAGTCCACCTTCTCTGGTCTTCAATCTTCTCTGCGTGATACATACACTGTTCATACGATGAATAAACCGTAGGTACAGTAAGTAATGTACCGTATGTAGCAACTACTACTGCGAGCCATCCCATTCGGTCTTCATCCTTCCAAGTGCGTGTTTGATACGCATCTTCATCAACTCCACATTTGCTTCTGCTTCAGTCTGAGGATAGTCTGGGGGATTATCTAGGTGGTAGTCAACATGAATCACGAATGCCAGTAAAGCACTTATAATAAGAAAAAACAAGATAAACACAACCCAACCCATTACCACTTACCCTGTGCTGAACCAATGAAATAGATAATAGCACCTATAAACACTATACCAATAGCAACTACAATAGAAATAGATATAGTCTCTATAAGGTCTTTTCTCAGTTCTGCCTGTCTGTAGATATCCCTCTCACGTTGCGCTCGTATCTTTCTACGCATCTCTTTGAGTTCATCCCAAGTACCGTAACCGTATCTCATATTGAGCATTTGTTGGAGTTCTTTTTCCTGCTCTGTTATCTTCTTCTCGTGCATCAGAAGGCGTAATGCTTCCTCTTCTACACTTCCTGCCGCCAACAACTTTTTGAACATGGGTGGTTTCTTGTTCATCTGATGACCCTTACGGAAATCAGATACAGCAGTATACCACTTGCCCATCTGCCCGACAGTATTCTCAAAATCCTGTCCGGCATTAACAAATTTCTTTACAGTATTGAATGCCGTTGTTGCAGCGGCAATAGCACTAAATGGGTCAATCAATAAACCTCTCCCTCAATCTCTCAGAAGTATTTATTGTTTACTACCTGTTTGCGAGGGGATTATCCAAACTTTTTTGCAACTTTCTGTCAAGGTCATTTTCAAGTGAAGTCAGTTCTCTTTTGACATAACCTTCCATACCAGATACCTTATCGTTGAAACGATTGCCTGCATCCTCAATCATCTGTCTTGCATCCGATTTTGTTCTATCCATAAGTGCCTGTGCTTCATCTTCTACTGCATCAATGTCGTTCTCAACCTTGTCCAGTATCTTCTCCATACGAACCAAGTCACCACGCAAGTCGTGTTTGGTATCACGCATGAAGTCTACTTGCTCACCGATAGAATCTCTGATGATTTTTACCTCTTCTCTGGTAAGTGACATCTCTTCTGTGATAACTGCAAGT